AGACGCTGAAAAGCGGGAGCTCCGACAGGTAAGTTCGATCTCCGGACAAAACGTCACCGCAACGGCCGTCTTTACGTTTGCTCATAAACAATTCGAAACCGTTCGAAAACTCCGGGGGGATAAAGTTCGGATCTACTACGCGGCGAATGTGAATGGAGTCGCGCCGGCTGATGCCTCGTTCTCGCTTCTTTCAACAACAACGATCGATCCCGATCAGGATTACACCGAATACGTTCATCTACTCGGCGGATCCGGATACTGGTACAAAGCCACGTACTACAACTCAACCTCACTTGATGAGACGGCGATCGCGGATGCGAAAGCGGTCCGGGGCGGTGGGTATGGTTGGTATGTCGACACTGACGATATTCTTATTGAGACCGGGCTTCAGAATAATCAAAACATTCGAGCAATCAACGTCGCCGGCTACCGCGAAAAGGCTCAGGATCTCGTCAATTCATACCTATTGAGTGCTCAATATACGATTCCTTTCTCAGATTCACAGGGCAACTTCTACGTGCCGCCGGTTGTTGCGCTTGCGACGATGAAGATCGCGGCTGGCTACATCTTAAACAAAGAATACGGTGAGACGACCGAAAACGACACGAAAAAAGGAGACAAGATGATAAAAGAGGGAATGGCGATCTTAAAAGGCATTCTCGCAAACGAAATCGTTCTCTTTGATTCCTATGGTGTTGCACTCCCTCGAACAAACACCGTTTCCGGATGGCCCGACAACACGACAAAAGATGCCGATGAAGAGGACGCCGGCGGAGCTCGACTCTTCACCATTAGAAAAGTCTTCTAATTCATTATGATTACGGTTACGATCGACATTAAAGGTCTAAATAAAGGATCGGACTATCTCGGTAAGATCAAAGACAAGCTCAAAAACAAAGAATATGCGCTCAAGAAAGTCTCCGAATACCTGAAGGATTTTTATTCAAAAGATGTTTTCGCATCAGAAGGCTCCGTCTACGGTACTCGTTGGGCGGCGCTTGCTCCGTCGACGGCCGCTGAAAAATCCCGATCGTATCCGGGACGCGGAATCCTTGAGAGAACCGGTGAATTGAAACGTAGCTTTCGCTTCACAACGAGCAAGGACGCACTTCAAATCTCAAATCCGGTACTCTATGCCCGATATCATCAGACCGGCACGTCTCGGATGCCTCAGCGCGTTATTCTCGACATGAAATCAGAACAAGCCGGGAAGATCGCATCAATCATCATTCGTGAGATAATGGAATCAATCAAAAAATGAGTAACACAAGCTTCAAAGAAACAATCGTCGACGTCGTACTTAAAAAACTGAAAGACAATCTTCCCGACGGGTATTTCAAGACTTATTATTACGGTGATGTCATGGAGATCCCGGAGAGCTCGCTTCCATGCGTGATCGTTTATAAAGACAATACCGATATCGTACAGGGACCGACAGGAAAGGACGTTGTCCTGTCGAACGTGGTTATCATCTTGGCGTACAATAAGCGCAACGATTGGGGAAACGCCGGGAATGAAGTCGCCGGCACTCGAGCACTTGAGCAATATGCTGAAGGACTTGACCCTACAACGGGGGAGTATCACGCAAAATCAGTCGCCGGCATTCTCCGGGCAAACTTCACCCTCAGCAACCGGGCCACCGATCAGAACTTAAAGATTGAATATGGAATCACCGGTCGACCGAAAGAGATCCTCACAGCCGAAGCACGTATTAACTGTGAAATTGAAGAGTATGTGACGGTCACGATGCGAACTTGACGAAACTATTGAATGTGTTATGCTTTTTATAAGCTATGTTCACTTACAAAAATATCTCGGATCAAACTCAAGTTGTTCCGAACGTTGGCGAGTGTCGCCCCGGCGAGACAATTACTTCATCAGAACGCATTCATAACGACAACTTTCAATTAACAGACACCAAAGAAAAGAAACAGGAAGTGGCTCCGGAAAAGCCTAAATCATAATTTTATTTACCATATAACCTATGCCACAAGTCGAACGTCTCGCTAATCTTGGATATTGCGCTATGAAGGCGGAAACTACAAAAGGAACGCCGGTTATACCGAATGTCTTCTTTCATCTCTTCAAAGAAAGCCTTACGACTGATCTTAATCTTGATTTTTCAGAATCGATATCTGGACAGAAACATAAGTTTTTCGCTTCATTTCAGGGAATGCGAGCTCATTCCGGGGGAATCGAAGTCTTAGCCGAACCAAACACCGCACAGCATCCTTTCTCAATGCTCATGACTCCCGGTTCAATCACCGGCGGTGGGCCTTATACTCACCCCTTCACCATCTCGCCGACCACTAATCCGACTTCGTATAGTGTTGATCTTTTGAAAGGTCAAATCGTTCATCGATTCTGGGGTGTTGAAGCCTCCGACATAGAGCCGTCGTTTGAGAAAAACAAGATGCACTTGAATCTTGGTGTTGCCGCGCTCGGATCTCTCTTTATTCGGGAGATTGCATCAGTCTCGACGGTCACGATCACGCTTAAAACTGACTATGACTTTGCTCCAAACAAAGGCTTCCTCGCAACTGATGTCGTTCGTCTTATGAAAACAGACGGTACGACGCTCGACACAACCGTTTCGACGGTGAATGCGGACGGTATAACGCTCGTTCTCGGTGCGTCAGCCGCGTCTTTTGCCGCCGGTGACATAATCTTCCTACGTGCTCAGACTCCTTCGTTCTCAACTTTGACACCGTTTGAATGGGGTCGAACTGAGTTGAGATTCTCGGCGGCCGCCTCAGATGCGCTCACCGCAACGAAAGAACCGGCCGAAGAGGGTTCGAAGTGGAAAATCATGCACGAGTTTGAATCAAAAGAGGGAGCTCAGCGAGCCGGTGCGCGTGATCCGGGAGCCCTAGTAAGAGCTCGAGCCGATGCGACGTTGAACTATAAAAGATTCCTCGATTACGGTGATGATGTGAACAGATTCCTGAAAAACGGCGCTCGAGCGTGTGTCATAAGACACTTCTCAGAATCGGGTTATGAACTTCGTATTACAATGAATTCTCTCGTTGCAAAAGATGCGAAAACGCCGCTTGAGACCGGGAAAATCATCTATCAGGAGTATGATTATCAAAGTGTGTACAATACCAGTGACGGACAAGCTTTTGATGTAAAAATCTTGAACAATCTTGCTTCATGAGTTTTTACAACGCATTATAATTTTCATAATCAAATATATGGAAAAGAAAAAGAGACTTCTCGGACTTTTGTTAATACTCGTCGCCGTGCTTTTGGTACTGGCCGCGCTCGTCGTCAGACCGAAGGGCGTCTCAAAGAAAGTAACGCCTTCTCCTACTTTGGCGCCTTGCGTCAGTGCAACTCCGGTTGTATCAGTCAGCCCGACAGTGGTCCCCTCTCCGGTCACAAGTGGTGGGGGAGCGTCAAAGTCGGCAACGATTCGGCCTTCTGTAAAGCCCTCAATAACAGTTGCTCCGGTTAAAAAATAAACCATGCCTACACTCGGAGTTTTCGATACAGAGAAAATAATTCTCCCCTCGTCTAAAGAAGGCGATCAAGCATGGGTTGTCATAAAGACCAATCTCACAATCGGTGACGTCACCGGTTCCGAAGGCGTTGATAAAATGGCCGCGAGTTTTAAGATGCTTGCGAACATTATTCGCGAATGGAACTTTACCGATAAAGACGGTCAGATCGTTCCAATTACGGAAGACAACATAAAGCTCATGGAGATTAGTGACGTACTCGAGATTCAAAAGAGAGTCAAGCTTCCGACGGAGGTCATGGACGAGCTTAAAAAAAAAGTCTAATAAAGGTCTTACTTTCTCCGGATCCTTCGAAACTTGATGTTTCGATTCCGACAGAATATGTCTACATGAAATATCGTGAGAAGTTTCATATCTCATGGGAAGACTTTCTCAACACGCCGCTCAGGATTATTAATGAAGATCTTGAGATGATCGGTATTGAGGCTGATGTTCGACAGTATCAGGAACAAAACGCTCAGAATACTAAGTAGAATGGAATAAATCTATGCCGTCACTTGGAGAAACGATAAACATCGAAATAAAGGTCAACTCTGACACAAAGGGTGTTGATGATGCGAAAACTAAAGTCGAAGGCTTCGGAGGCTCTCTTCAGAGGATCGGTGAAATCGCGGCCGCAATCGGTCTCGAACGACTCGCTCAGAAATTTCTTCAAGTTGGGGAGGATGCCGCGAAATTCGCAATCACAACAGCCGGTTCGTTTGAGCAATGGAAAATCTCATTCGATACCATGCTCGGAAACTCCGAAAAAGCATCTCAACTTCTCTCTCAGATCTCAGACTTTGCAATGAAAACACCGTTTGATCTTCCTCAGGTTGTTGAAGGATCGAAGCGACTTCTCGCATACAATATCGCCGGTAAAGATATCATCCCGACGTTTCAAATGCTCGGCGACATAGCGGCCGGCGTCGGAACCGATAAACTCCCTCAACTCATTCTCGCCTTCGGTCAGGTCAAAGCCGCGACAAAGTTAACCGGCGCGGAGCTTCGTCAGTTTTCAGAAACCGGCGTTCCACTTCTTCAAGCATTGGTCGATAAGGCAAACGAAACCGGCGGCGTATTGACTCAGGTCGGCGGTGGAGCCGGTGCGTCCGCTAAAAAAGTCGCAAGTCTCGGATCGGCGGCGGCTGATGCGGCGTTCCGGATGAATTACTTAAAAGAGAACGGAAAAGAAGGATCGAAGGAATTCCAAAATCTCGGAGAGAAGATCAAATTCACCGAAGCCAAAATCAAGTCATTCGGCCCGGTCGGTGAGGCCGTTTACGCAAAAGTGAAAGTACAGGCGAAAGACATGATCGATCAGATCAAAGACGGCGCCGTGTCATTCGAAGATGTACAGGCCGCACTTCAGAAAATGACGGAAAAAGGCGGAAAGTTTTATGATCTTATGGCAAAACAAGCAAACACGTATAACGGTATCGTTTCAAATATCCGCGATAACTTCACCCGCCTCGCACTCGAGATCATGGGTTTTGACATGGAAAAAGGATCGAAAACATTCGGTGAGGTAAAGAAGGGATCTCTCTTTGATCAACTACGTGACTCAGCAAAAGCATTTTATGAATGGATGAACGCTCATAAAGAAGAGATCGTCGCATTCTTCCGAAACATAGGGACCGTCATTAATGCGTTGATTCGGGTTATTCAAACGCTCTCCGGTTGGTTTCAAACTCTCTCTCAACATACAAACGAAGTCATTGCGATCTTTACCGGACTTGCGGCGATTACGCTTCCGTATCTTATCGCGGCGTTTTTGGTATGGGTTGGGACCGTCTGGGCTTACCTGACAGTCACACTCCCGGCGCTTGTTCTCGCTCATGCTCCGCTTCTTGTTATGTTTGCACTTGTTGCGGCCGCGACGTATATGTTGCTTGAGGCGTGGACAAATAACTGGGGAAACATTCGAGGCTTCACCGAGGGCGTCATTAACTGGATTATCGGAAAGATCAATTCATTGATCGATCGGTTGAACTTCTTCATTGCAGTATGGAATAAAGTTGTCGAAGCGACCGGAAACAAGAATCTTTCAATCGGAATGATTGGAAAGCTTGGCGCGGTTGATATTGGAACGTATACCGGACCAACAAACGCCGCCGGCAACGCGAGTCGTGTTGTTAATGCCGACTATGTAAATCAGCCCTACGGCTCAAGCCGTGTTCCAAACTCAAGCTCGATCAACCAAACGAATAACATTTATAATCAGGTTGATCTCGATGCGGCCGTTGCTCGCCACGGGCATTTTCTCGCGCAGCATCGGCACGTCCACGTCCTTGTACTGCGGCAGCGCCGGCGATAGCTGGGTCA